GGCGATGACCATCGCCCTCGCACCGAATATTGGGATCAGAAATTGATTGATGCCCTTGACGAAGTCGGGACAGGCATTGCCTATGGCAATGATTTACTCCAAGGAGAAAATCTGCCAACGGCTGTTGCGATGTCGGGTGACATTGTCAGGGCGCTCAAAGGCATGGTTCCTCCTGGATTCATTCACCTTTACTTGGACAATTTTTGGATGCAACTCGGCAGAGATTTGAAATCTTTCATTTACCTGCCTGATGTGATCATTGAACATTTGCATCCTGTTGCTGGCAAAGCCGAATGGGATGAGAATTATCGTTCGGTGAATGCTGAGGAAGTTTATTCAGCTGATGCCAAGGCTTTTGATGAATATATCAAGAGCAAGGATTATCAAGATTTGTTGACAGTTCTTTCATGAAGATTCTTATCACAGGCGATGCTGGCTTTGTAGGTCGGCATTTTCACAAAGCATTCGCCGATCAAGGTCATGAGATTGTCGGCGTGGACATAGTCAATGGCGTAGATGCCAGGGACTTCTTCCGCACCGATAACACGCGATTTGATCGAGTCATTCACTTGGCAGCAGTCGTTGGCGGGCGCAAGATGATCGAAGGCGCTCCTCTTGCTTTAGCCGTTGACCTTGCCATTGATGCCGAGATGTTTGGTTGGGCAATGCGAACTCGACCAGGGTGCATCACTTACTTCTCATCATCTGCTGCATATCCAACTTTTCTACAAGATGGATCAATTGCCAACAGGCTTCATGAGTCATTTATTGATTTGGACATGATTCAAACTCCTGACTTGACTTATGGGTGGGCAAAATTGACAGGGGAGATGCTGGCTAGTCACGCAAGGCGTGATGGTTTGAGCGTTCATGTATTTCGACCATTTTCAGGATATGGCGAAGATCAAGCACTCGACTATCCATTCCCAAGTTTTATCAAGCGAGGAAAAGACAAAGCCAATCCCTTTCAGATTTGGGGCAATGGCAATCAAGTTCGCGACTTCATTCACATTGATGATGTGGTTGCCGGTGCGATTGCTGGATGTGAGGCTGATGTCGAAGTTGCCAATCTTTGCATGGGCAGACCAACAAGTTTCAATGACTTAGCCGAAATCGTGGCAAGCGCGGTTGGCTATTCACCGGAGATTGAACATCTCAAAGCTGAGCCGACTGGCGTTCAATATCGAGTGGGCGATTCAACATTCATGAAAACCTTTTATGTGCCAAAAATCAGTTTGGAAGAAGGCGTTCATCGAGCTTTAGCAATCGAGGTCTGAGATGTGGTCTTGGGTTTTAGCAATTGTCGGAATCACCGGAATCTTCATAGTGGGCAAGAAATCCATCGCTGGATGGGTGATCCTGTTGATCAATGAAAACCTTTGGGTGATCTATGCCGTCAAAACTCATCAATATGGATTCATTGCTGCCGCCATTGGATATGCGACTGTTTATATCAAGAACTTTGTCAGCTGGAGCCGCCCTCGCCTGGCTCGCTGACAGACAAGAGCGCCCTCAGAAATGGGGGCGCTTGCTTTTATTTGGGAACATCTTCCCAGTTGATATCTTCAAGAAGATGATCCATCAACTTGCGTTCTTCATTGTTGACCAAATCGGCATAACGAGCGGTGACAGTTGGTGAGGCATGGCGCATCAATCGCTGAGTTGTGATCAAGTTATTTGATGCAGCCAAAACTGAGGTCGCAAAGAAGTGACGGCAGGAATGGAAAGAAAGTCTGCTCTTTGCAGAATAACCTTTTGTTTCTATTCCTAACCTTCTCATTTCTTTGTTGGCAATTCGTGAAAGATAGTTGTTGTCGATTGTGTAAAGCCGACCCAAGACATTCTTGGATTGAATCAACTCCACCAATTTTGGATGGCAAGGAACAATCAAATCGGTATCGCCTTTGCCATGAACGCGAAGGAAATATCCATCAGCGTGAAGTTCCAGCCATGATCCTTGAACTCGGCTGATTTCGATAGCTCTGAGTCCTGCAAGGCAAGCGAACATGAACCATTCCCTCATTGGCTCTCGCGCTGCCGTCATCAGCATGATCGCTTGATCTTTGCTGATGGGGCGAGGGGTATGCCTGGAAACTTTGATCTTGGGCAGACCCATTTCGGGATGATGATCGACAGGAATCACACCAAGCATTCGAAGAGAGTTGAAGACTGACTTCACCCTAGCGGCATAGGTCTCGCGAGTAGCTTGAGTCTTGCCTTTCAAGACTTGTTCTTCCAAGTCTTGAAGGAAGACATCGCGGGGATGCTTATCGCCACAGATAACTCTCAGCATGGAGAAATCCTGCATGAACAAGTTGCGAGACCAGCCCGCAATCTCGTATCTACGCCTAAGAAGGTCGCCAACCTCCTTATGCCAAGGCTGATCCCACGCTGGCTCTCTTAGATAGATCAAGTCCATCTCAACCCCCTCAGCGAACTGAAGCTCCCTTTCCTTGGCGTATGAGGTGTGAACCCCATCACTTCTAGGATTGAGATTATGCTCAGATTGACTCTCATGTCTAGGTTTAGGCATGGGTGATCCCTGAGAATTCGTTTTTTTCTTTGAGCGTGTCTGTATTGTGCGAATTGGTAATTGGCTTACCATTACTCCAACAATTCAATATGGGGTCGAAACTTATTTCGGAGAGATGCCCCGCCTACGAGTTCCAGCTCGTAAGGTTGAAAGTTTTTACACACTTGTGTCCGAGTGTGTAAATCCCGACAATCAAGGCATCTCTTGATCTAAGTAGCCCCATGTTATCCACAAGGGGGCTAGGAATGCACAACGAAACAGGGCTTGTTTTCTGTGAGTTTCCTACAAATCGAATTGGAATTTCACCACAACCATTCAAAACCTCACGACTTCACGCTGCCCCCAGCGCTAGTCGTGGGGTTCTTTCATTGTTAGGGGGCAACAAATGATTTTCTTATGGATAGCACTAGCACTCATTATCGGTTCAGCAATCTTTTGGTTATTGCATGAGGTTGAAGAACATCAGATTCGTTTGGAAAATGACATTCAGTCAGTTGAAGATTGGCAGAACTTTCGCCGAGCAATGACCGGCAATGTTTGGAGCAATCGCAAATGATGCTTCATACCGCACTCGCGTTCTCATTCTTCTCATTCTTCGCCGGTGGATTCTTCGAATATTGCGTGGGCTATGAGCGCCGTCAAAATCTTCGTCAAGAACTTCGTCAGGCATACGCCGAAGCCGATGAGCTTCGAGAAATTATTTATAGCAACGGTGCAGCAATCCGTCAGCTGCACTCGGTTCCCACTCAGGATGCTCATACCTTTCGATGAGCAAATCCAAGGCTAAGGGAACTGCTGCCGAGTCAGCACTCGTCAAATACCTGCTGGATCAGGGTTTCCCTGGTGCAGAACGCCGAGCGCTGACTGGTAGCAACGATCAAGGTGATATCACCGGCATCCCTGGTCTTGTCATGGAAGTCAAAAATCAAAGGACTTATCACATTCCAGCATGGCTGGATGAAACTGAAATTGAAACAGTCAATGCCAAAGCTGATTACGGCTTGCTCATTATCAAACCCAATGGGGTTGGTCTTGGCAATGTCGCTGATTGGTGGGCAGTTATGCCTGTTTGTGATGCCATCTCACTTCTCAGAGAAGCTGGATATGGCGATCCAAAATGATCAACTCAGCGATTTCTTTTCCTAACTTTCCCGAAGCGAAATGTTCAGAAGGCGATCCTGATTATTTTTTCCCAACATCAAAGGAGGAACAAGCCGAGAGATTGGAAAATCTCCAATCAATTTGCTCATCATGTATTCATCAAAGTGATTGTGCCGAATTTGCTCTCAACGAAAACATCCAGCATGGATTTTGGGGTGGGCTTACATCGGAAGAACGCAGTCACATTGTCAAAGTGCGCGGAAAGCATTTTGACCTACGACACAAAAAACTCCACGAAATTATCGTCAAGCGTTCTCATGGGTGGACTGATCACTCGATTGCCAAATCAATGGGCATCGATATCAAGTCACTTGAGAGAACGGTTGATCGGGGGAGAAAGAAAGGTCTTGTTCAATGAATGAAAGATCAATCCGATTGGGCTTCTTTGTTGCAGCCCTCGCCATCTTCTCGATGGTCTTTTCAACACTCTCTTCGGCGCAAAATCTCAATGCGCCGGTCGTCAAGGTAGTCACGATAAAAGAAGCTCTCGTGATGAGTGATCAGGAGCGCATCAATTTATTTATTGATGAACTCCTCACCAAGAAATCAGCCAAATGCTTCAAGGCAATTCTTATGGCTGAATCCAATATGCGCCCGAAAGCATACAACCGTTCTTCGGGAGCAAAAGGAGTTGGACAACTTCTCAATGAGACATATCAAAACATTGGCTTGAAACATTCCAATGATGGTTTGGCTCAAGTTGTTGCATCTCTTGCATATATCAGCCGGCACTACGGCTCCAGCGGCACTTGTGCTGCATTGAAAGCCGAACAAACCAAACACAGTTACTAGGGGGAAAAATGTCAACACAGATCAATCTTGAAACCGTTGATCTTGATCCGACAGCTTCAGCATTCTTGAATGCTTATATCGAAGCCAAGATTCAGATCAAGCAATGGGAAGAAAAAGCCGATGTTGCCGCCGAGCAAGTCAAGGCAGCACTTGGCGAGTCAGAAATTGGCTTAGTCAATGGCAGGGAAGCGGTTCGATGGACAACTGTTACTTCCAAGCGCATTGACACAACCAAGGTTCGCGAAACTCTTTCACCTGAAATTGTTGAGCAACTTGAAGTGGATTCAATCAGCCGTCGATTTGTGATTGTCGAAGGCTAATGTTCACAGCCCCAGGGGATCGTTCAATGGCGCTTGCTGATCGCTTGCGCCATGCCATTACAGATCACTCCAACAATGCCCCACGCTCTCGCCAATCAAGGATTGGCTTGAGCGAGGTTGGCGAAGTTTGTGTGAGAAAACTTGCGTACAAGATGGTTGACCAAAAAAAAACCAACCCACAATCCGACCCTTGGGCATCTATCAGCGGAACTGCCATTCATGCCTGGCTTGCCGATTGCTTCGGTGAAAATTCGAATTATTTAGTTGAACATAAAGTGGAAGCTGCCCCTGGCTTGATGGGAACTCTCGACCTTTTTGATATTGCCGAAGGCATGGTCATTGATCACAAATGTGTCGGCGCTTCTTCAATGAAAGCTCGTAAAAAGGATGGATTGACTCAGCAACAGAGAATTCAAATTTCTTTATACGCAAAGGGGTTGGAAAATCAGGGGCATACAGTTACGAAAGTTGCTTGCGCCTTTTATCCGCTCGGTGGTCGCCTTGATGGTCTGCACACAATTGTTGAAGATTATGACTCAGCACTAGCAGATGCCGCAATCGAAAGATTTGAAGCAACTCGATCAATTATTTCAGCTCTTGATCCAGCCGCTAATCCAATGAATTGGTTGCAGATTCCTGCCACTCAAACTTACTCCTGCATTTATTGCCCTTGGTACTTACCGGGAAGTCAAGACCTTTCAATGGGATGCCCAGGTGAAGCCGCATGAGTCCTACTTATGTTTATCGCTGCATCAAATGTGGCGCTGAAACCGAGAAGTTTCGCTCGATTGCCGATGCCAACAAAGAGCTGATGTGCGGCGATTGCTTGGAGCCTATGCAAAAAGTCTTTCAACCAGTTGGAGCAGTTTTCAAAGGAAATGGTTGGGGGTCAAAACCATGAACGCAGTTTCACTTTTTGCAGGAGTTGGTGGCTTTGATCTAGCCCTACAACGCAACGGAATTGAAACTGTTGCAGCGGTTGAAATTGATCCAAAAGCTCGCGCAGTTCTAGCAAAGCAATTTCCAAACACGCAACTTTTTGAAGATGTGTGCCAAGTATCAGGGGAGGACTTTACAAATGCAGGATTCACACCAAGCAACGGAATTATGGTCGGAGGTTTTCCCTGCCAAGACCTCAGCGTGGCTGGAAAGCGTTCTGGACTTGCTGGAGATCGATCAGGATTATTTTTTGAATTTATTCGGCTCATCAACGAGACCAAAACGAAATTTGTCATCCTCGAAAATGTCCCTGGTCTTCTCTCTTCGAACAAAGGCAGGGACATGGGAACCGTCATCGGATCGTTGGATGACCTCGGGTATAGCGTGGCATGGAGAGTGCTTGATGCTCAATTCTTTGGAGTACCCCAACGCCGCCGCAGAGTCTTCATTGTCGGATGTCTTGGAGACAACTGGCGAACACCTTTCGAAATACTCGCTATCAAGCAAGGCAGCGCAGGGCATTTTGCGAAGAGCCAACAAAAGAGGAAAACAACTTCCACAAAAACTTCAGGAAGCTCTCACATATTTAGCGAATCAAGTTTTGGACAGTTCGCTGACAAAGACACCTTCGCAACAGTAAAGGCGAGCGGTGGAGTTCTCGGGGGGGGTCAGAAACATTACTGATTCCTTGACCGTATCTGATCTGACAAAAGGTCAGACATCACATCAAGCCGTCAACGCAAATTTGTTGCAGGTTGTCAATGTGGTTTGTAAAAAGTAAGCGGGCGCAAAATGCCGATGACGATGAAACATGGAAGCGGGGGGGGGTGATCCCAACTTTGAACGCATTTGATGTTGGAGATACCAGGGCAGTTGTTCTCATCCTTGATGGGAATCGCGTTGATGATGTTCGTGTAATTGACACAGAAATTGTGCCAACAGTTATTTCTAGATGGGGAACAGGGGGGGGCAACGTGCCAGCAATAACAAGTAAGACAACAGTTCGCCGACTCACACCAACAGAGTGTGAACGGCTTCAAGGATTTCCTGATGGTTGGACAGAAGGTCAAGCTGATTCCAATCGTTACAAGCAAATGGGAAATGCAGTTGCCGTTCCAGTTGTGGAATGGATAGTCAAAAGATTGGTGGAACTTTCATGATCACAATAATTTTGTTATTCCTTACCTTGCCAATCGCCTATCGACTAGGCAAGCGCAAGTCACTTCAGAATCTTGATGTTCTCATGGAGGAGTTAGCCGAACTCCAAGATCATCTTGATGATGTCAAAGAACTTGGATTTGAATCTATCGAGCGAACACTTGAACTCGATCTCATGCCAGCACTCAACGATTTGAAAAAGTTGTTGGCAGAAAATGATTTGTCGTCACTTGATGACAATGCAACACCCCAAACACCAAACACAGAAAGCAGGGAAGAATGAGCGCATTTGCAGCTCCAGCAGGACAGTCTGAATCCGTCAAGCCAGCCGACCTCAAAGGTCATTTGCTGATCATCAAGCCGGTCGAATACAAGACCAGCATCCAAACATCTCTTGGCGAAGCTGATGCCATCGAGGTTGATCTTGTTGACCTTGACACAAACACCGAACACACATCAGTTCTTTTCTTCAATGTCGCACTCAAGTCGGCGTTGAAGCCAAACATCGGCAAGTCAGTTCTCGCCCGCATGGGCGAAGGCGTTGCCAAGCCAGGCAAGTCGGCTCCTTGGATTTTGGTCGATGCCACAGCTGATGCTGAGGCAGTTGCCAAAGCCACCGCGTATCTCGCAAGTGGCATCAGCGCACCAGCAACGCCAGCGGTGTCTGCCGTTGATTCTCCTGAAGTGCAAGCACTCCTGGCAAAGCTCGGCGCAACGCCGTTCTAAACCGCATTCTCAATTGACAGAGGGCAATTGAGAACCCATTGGCAGGTTCGCATCGTGGAGAAGCGATCTCGGTTCGATTCCGAGCAATGGACAACACCAACTGAAAGGGGAATGCAAATGAGTGAATGCAGTTGTCATCATCGAGATGGCGAAATTCGAGAGGAGATCGCAGCTGAGATTGATGAAGCAGTCAAACAAGATGTGGCGAAAATGATTCAACAAGGAACCATGCCGCCGTTCTATTTCATTGACGGCATGATGAAAGCATCAAGAATCGTTCGTCAAAAAGATGCTTGAAAAACTCCTCTTCAAGCGCACAACGCCATTTGATCCTCGTTGTCAATTTGTTTATGACGATGGCAATTTGCTTGTGAGATGCGAAGAGGAAGCCGACTTCGGTTTGTATTTTGGAAATCGGCGAGTAATCGCCCAAATAAGTTTTTGCGTATATCACACAGTAAATCAGGAAAGTCTATGGCAAGGGGGAACAGGGTTATGAGTGAGCCAATGTGGATGAGTGGCGATGATTTCGCCAATGACATTGAAAGGGATGATGAGCCGATTGAGATTCTCGATCCTGAAGATGTGGGGATCGAAAAATGAGCAATCTTTGGTTCAACTATTTCCTCACCATGTATCGAGAAGTTGCTGATCTTCTTATTGTTGCTTTGAATCTGATGGGCTTGTGAGATGAATGAAATCCTTCAAGCTGCAATCGATTTCCACAACGCTGGAATCTCAGTCATCCCTGCCAAAGATGATGGCACAAAAGCCCCCATTGGCAATTGGGCAAAGTATCAAGTTGAGCGAGCAACTCTTGAGCAACTTGCTGATTGGTTTGGCTCAGGTCATGCCGGAATTGGAATTGTCACCGGAGCGGTTTCAGGAAATCTTGAAATGCTTGAAATGGAAGGCAGGGCAGTCAATTCAGGTCTCCTCGATGAAGCGCGAGAGTTGGCGCACAACTCAGGACTTGGCGACTTATGGGACATCATCACAAATGGTTATGTTGAGTTCACACCATCAGGCGGTCTTCATTGGTTATACCGAATCGCAGACTTTCCAGTTCCAGGAAACACAAAACTTGCTCGCAGACCAGGAGCGAATGACACAGTTGAAGTCTTAGCCGAAACACGAGGCGAAGGCGGGTTTGTTGTCACAGCCCCATCCAGCGGATCAACGCATCCATCGGGTCAACCTTGGGTCTTACTCAAGGGATCAGCTGGTTTGATTCCTATGCTCTCTATGGAAGAGCGAAATGCCATTCATCAAATTTTCAAAGCGCTCGACTCCATGCCAGTCAAAGAGCAGATGGCTCATGTCTTACAACCGAAGACAACAGCGACAGGCGAAAAGCCAGGAGATGATTTCAATGCCAAGGCAACTTGGAAAGAAATCCTTGAGCCAATTGGATGGAAGATTGTCTTTATCAACAATGGCGTGACCTACTGGCGCAGACCAGGCAAAGATGTTGGAATCTCAGCCACAACAGGGCGCAATGATGGCGACAATTTATTTGTCTTTACAACTTCCACAACATTTGAAGCTGAAAAGCCATATTCAAAATTTGCGGCATTTGCCCATCTCAATCATGGCGGGGATTTCTCGGCAGCAGCCAAGGCTCTTCGTCAATTGGGTTTTGGTTCTAATTCCTTGCCTTCTTTGCCTAGCCTGACAGAGTTAGCAAAACCGACTCTCACGATTGTCAAAGACATCGATGCTGACCACATCGAGCAAGAGCGCCAAAGATCATCCTGGTATCCAAGACCACTTGATCTCACAGGAGAAGCTGAAGAGCCAGCACCGGAATTCTTGGCTCGATCTGATGGTCACAAACTTTTCTATCGAGGCAAGATCAATGCCCTCCTTGGTGAATCCGAATCAGGCAAAACTTGGGTGGCTTTACTTGCCGTCAGACAATCTCTTCAAATATCACAAAAAGTTATATATATCGATTTTGAAGATTCAGGCAAGGGTATCCTAAGCAGACTTCGATCACTCGGCTTGGAAGATCGTCATTTCGATCATTTCACTTATGCCAATCCTGATCAAAATCTCACCCTGGATGAACGCATTGACTTGATCGATGCCTTAGTCGAAATTCAACCTGAATTGATTGTTGTCGATGGCGTGAACGCCGCCATGACTTTGCTGAACTTAGAGCTGACGAGCAATCGAGATGCCACATTCTTTAGTCAGCAATTGCTCAAGCCACTTGCCATGTCAGGGGCAGCAGTTGTCACCATTGACCATGTGACCAAGTCAAAAGAAGGTCGCGGCAACTATGCCATCGGCGCTCAAGCAAAAAGAGCCGATATCAATGGCGCGGCGATTATGGTCGAAGTGATTTTGCCATTCGGCAGAGGTATGTCAGGCGAGTTGACTTTGAAAGTCACAAAAGATCGCCCAGGTCATGTCAGAGCAAATGCCAAAGAAGCCAAGTTCGCTGGAACAGTTCACCTCAAGTCATCGGCTGAGGGTCAGGTCGAAATGACCATCCAAGCGCCTAATGGCGAGCGCAATCGACTTCGCCCAACGCATCTGATGGAGGCGGTCAGCAAGGTCTTAGAAGGGGCGACATCGCCTTTGTCGAAGAACTCAGTCATCAAGGAGATCAAGGGCAAGACCGAATGGGTCTTGGTCGCTTGCCAAATCTTGATCGATGAGAAATTTGTTGCCGTAGAAAATGGGGCAAGGAATTCCTTGAACCTCAAATTGATCAGACCTTACAGAGAATCTGAAGATGGAAATGCTGGATTGAATTCCTTCGAATTTGAGGAAAATCATGAAACTGCATGACCATTTCCCATTTCCCACCATTTCCCGAGCATTTCCCAAAAAAGTCCCCATGACTGTTTCCCGTTCCCCCCTCTCTAAGAGGGGAAACGGAAACGGTGGGCGGTTGAGCGTAAAATGACATCACTCATAAATTCCTTGGCAAAACTGATCCAATGCCGTAAATGCACCGGTTGGATTTATGAAGCCCACATTCATGGTTGGAAATTCAAGGTCGATCCCAATCCTCTCGACTTTGAAAATGAGATTGCTGCTCGAATCGCAGGGCGCAAGATATTTCAGACCTTGCCAGTCGGCATCGATTTTGAACTCGATCATCGATCCCTTTGGCACATCACCAATCCAAGCCCAAGGGCAAAAGTCCTTGTCGAGCATGACTGCAAAACACCCACGATTTTCGAGCCAAGCCCATTGTATGAATTCACCCAATCAAAGGAGCCAAACTTCTAATGTCCTGCCAACTATGCAATCGAGAAATCAGCGTTGAGGGAATTTGCCAGCGTTGCCATAATCGGATTCATTCTCAGCTTGATGACCTCTTGGAATTTTGGCAATTGGCTCACAATGAGCTTCTTCCTGGCAAAAGCGGCAATGGGGGCAGATCGAGCGAGCGAACCATTGGACTCAATGTGGCAGCTTTGTCTTTTATCGCTGGAGATGACATTTTGGGTTGCCTTCACGAATGGGAGAAGATCATTCGTCAGGACAGGAATCTGACTCGACCAGCATTCATCAAAAAGGCTGACCTGGTCACAGAGCTTCACAATGCCGTTGAATTTGCCCAAACCCATCTTCAATGGTCAGGAACTCAAGAATGGATCGGCGACTTCTGCCAGGAACTTCGAGAGCTTCATTCTCAAGGAATGGCAGCGGCTCGGCAGTTTGTTCAAAAGACTCGAAAGATCGCTTGCCCTGCCGAAATCGAAGAAGGCGGGATTTGCGGAAATCTGCTCGCCATCAATAGCGATGATCCATTGGATATCTTCCATTGTCGAAAGTGTGAATCTGAATGGACAACCTTGAGATTGGTTGCCGTTGCCATGTCTGATCCCAATCGTCAGGTTTGGCTGGATGCTGAAGCCATCAGCAAATGGATGGGAATTACAGAACGCCATGTTCACCGAATCGCCAAGAAAAATGGGGTTAGCAAAAGGGGTCAACTTTACGATGTCAGCCAATTGCGGAGTGCAGTCGCTCATGCCTGATTTGACAGGAAATGTCATAAGCGCGGCGTACAATGGACATTGTCCGGATGAAGTGCGCCCAAGCCACATCCACAAAATCCAAGAAAATTTGTAGCTGGTGAATCCATGCCAAGAATCATTCTCAATGAAGATGTTGCAGTTGTAGAAATTGAAGAAGCGATTTCACATCTAAGAAGAACTCAAACCAATACTCATAACTTGAGCATTGCCAAATGGTGTGAACAGGAAATCGATATCATGCTTGATGAAATCTTGGCGCGTTCATGACAACAATCATTGCAATACAAAAAGATGATGGTGTTCAGTTCGGTGCTGATTCACAAACAACTGCACCCAATGGCAGAATTTATTCGCATGACAAGATGGTAAAGATTTCACAACGCGGTAACTACATCATTGCTGGAAGTGGGGAATGCGCCCCTTGCGATATAGCGCAACATATATGGGAACCACCATTGATGTCAGCGCGTGATGCAAAAGATGTTTATCACTTTATGATTTCAAAAGTTATTCCATCACTCAAGTCATGCTTCAAGGATAATGATTACAAACTAGAAGATGATGGTGATGAGACAAGGTTTTGTTTCTTGATTGCTATTGCTGGAAATGTGTTTGAAATAGCAGATGACTTCTCGGTTGCACTCAATCGTTCAGGCTTCTATGGAATTGGTTCAGGAAGTTCTTATGCACTCGGCGCTTTACACGCTGGTGCAACAGCAGCGATGGCAATGAAGATCGCAGCAGAGAATGATGCTTACACATCCGCGCCATTCATTTGGAAGTCTCAAAAAAAATCTGACAAACAGGGATGACCAAGTTTGCTTGCCTTGATTGCGGCGTTCCAAATAATTCTTCGAGATGCCCAGGGTGTCAACAGAGGCGGCTACTAAGCGCCCCACCTAGGCAGAGGGCAAGTGCTTCTTCTCGTGGTTATGATCACGAATGGAAATTGCTTCGAATAAAAATCCTGCAAAGGGATGGGTATGTTTGTCGATACTGCCAAAAAATTATGACAAAGGCAGAGGCTACTGTTGACCACATAGTCCCACTATCCAAGGGCGGGGAGAGGGTAGCCCCCTCCAACCTTGTCGCTTGTTGTTTGTCTTGTAACTCGCGAAAGAAAGATAAATAACGCTCAAAAACAAAATCTTGTTTTTTCTACAAACTACGCATAGAC